CCAGAAAAGCCCACCCACCGTGTCAAATGCCCTGCGTGAAAGCGCGCGGGGCGAGACATGCACCTTGCGCCTTGGGTGCTGCAACAGCAATCCGGAAACCGTTGTATTGTCCCATCTGCGCTTTTTCGGATGGGCCGGGATATCGCAAAAGCCGGATGACATGCTTGCCGTTTTTGCGTGTTCATCCTGCCATGACGCGATTGACCGTCGCAGCGTCTATCCTTGGGAGTTCGAGGATCTGTTGCGCGCCTTGGGCGAGACGCTCATGCGGCAGAAGGCGAAAGGGCTGGTGAGTGCCCTATGAGCATTGTTGCAACCTTTGCCAAGCCGCTAACGCGCCTCATGGCTATCGTAAACCCGGCCCGTACAGCGCCCAAGCCAAACCCGGCTATCTCTGGGCCTGCGATGAATGCAACCTCTTGGCTGAAGCCCGATGGCGTACTGCTACAGGTCAGAGCGCACCGAATACACAACCGCGACCCAAAGGCGGCGGCGATCTACCTGCGAAAGCACCAGATCCTAGACAGGGGGCGTTGTTCTAAATGAGAGCCGCCAAGGTTGACGCCAATCAATCGGAAATCGTCGCCGCCCTGCGTGGTGTCGGCGCAACCGTCCAGCCGCTGCATACGGTTGGCAAAGGCTGCCCCGATCTGGCGGTTGGGTGGAGGGGTCAGACGTTCCTGATCGAGGTCAAGGACGGCGCAAAGCCACCATCGGCGCGCAAGCTGACCGAGGATCAGGTTGAATGGCACGGGGGATGGAAGGGCCAGGTTGCAGTTGTGAACTCGGTTGACGAGGCGCTTGTCGCTATCGGCGCGAAGGTGGCACCGTGAATACCATTGTCACAGTCAACGCCATTTTGCGGGCGCACTTTGATCAGGGCCAGTCCTACAGCGTCATAGGCAAGGCCAGGGGCATGAGCCGCAACACGGTGGCCGGGATCATCAACCGCAACCGCAACGCCGATCACGTCGCGCCGCGTGGCCCATTCGGAGCACGGCTGGGTGATCGCGGCACGGCATTCGGGGGTGAAAAGCCTTGAATCTTAAAATGAATCAGCCTAAAATGAACGGGCCAAACCGGGGTTGCCGCCCCGATCTGGCCCTTGAACACGGCAAACCTCTCAGAAAGGTCCGCGACATGCCCAATTGCAGGCATAATCCAGATTTCTGCACTAAAATCAAGGTGGCGCAAAGCAAGAATATGGGGAAAACCCCATGAATGGCCTGCCATACTACAAGGCATACCCACGCGACTTCTTCGAGGCAACCGTTGGTTGGGACTTCGAATTGAAGGGCGCGTATCGGATGCTTTTGGACCTGATCTACATGCACGGCGGGACGCTGGCGGATGATGCGCGGTTCATATCTGGGCACCTCGGATGCAGCGTGAAGCGGTGGAATCTGACGCGCGCCGCCCTGATGGGCAAGGGCAAGATTTATGTGATCGGAAATTCTTTGGCAAATCTTCGGGCCGATAAAGAGCTGGAGATGTTGAGAAGATTTCAAGATAAACAGTCGGAAAACGCTAGTGTACCTAGGAAAATCAATGGCTTAGGCGAAGCCATGGCTAAGCCAAAACCTAGCCATACAGAACCAGAACCAGAAGTAAGAAAGAGAGAAGGTAAACCTTCTCTTGCGCTTGTGCCGAAAGCAGCCCGTTTCGATGAATTTTGGGCGGCCTATCCGCATCGCGGCGGCGCCAAGCGTGGCCGTAAGCCAGCCGAGGCCAAGTACCTCGCAGCGGTCAAGGCTGGGGCTTCTGAGCAAGACATCATTGACGGGGCCAAGCGCGCGGCAATGGACAGGCAAGTGCGGGCCGGGTTCGCCCGCGACCCAACGACATGGCTGAACCAAGACGGATGGAATGATGAAATAGACGTATCAAGGGAAAATCAGAATGGCACGGGAACTCACAACGGCGCAGGCACTCGACCCGGCCCACATAATGCGCTCATGGCCGGATTTGCTATGGCAGCCGATAGGCTCAAGAACTGAGCGCGACGTGATCGAGGCCAATGCCGCTGCGCTATCACAGCCAGCTTCTGGGCAATGGCTGATGGCACGGGTTGCTGCATTGCTGATGGATTACTACGCCGCCGATGTTCCCGCTTCTATCGTCAGCATGGCCGCAGAGGATTGGGCCGATGAACTGGCCGAGTTTCCGCAATGGGCCGTGACTGACGCGGTTCGCTGGTGGAAAGGCGAAAGCAACCCGGATCGGCGCAAGAAACCGCTGGCCGGTGACATAGCTGCGCGGGCCAGGCTGGCAATGGGTCCGGTCATCGTCGCTCGATTGGCTGTGACGCGGTTCGACAACGGCAAGATGCCTTGGCAGCCTGCCGAGGTGCCGCCCCGTAAGCCGCAAGACGCAGCAGAACGGCAACGCATAGCCGCAGAGGTTTTGGCCGCTGCAAGCTTTACCCCAAAACGCATGGACACTGCACAATGACAAAAGCGAAATTAATCAACGAAGCCCTGTTTGCGCAAATGTGGCAGGCAGGGGAACAGCCCAAGGCCATCGCCCTAGCTGTCGGACTGCATCGCTCATGCATCGCCAATCGCGCGGCAAAGATGGGCATCGCACGGCCCGAGCCGGAAGGAACGCTGGGGCCGCGCGCCAAGCACACGGACCGGGAACAGTTCACGAAAATGTGGATCGCAGGCGTTAGCATGGGGAAAATTTCTGCCGTGTTCAACATCGGCGAGAACGCCATCCGCGCAAGGGTGGACGCTTTCGGTCTTGAACGGCGCGCGGTCGGCGGCCAGCGACAAATGATCAAGGGCGTCAGTACAAATTCGAAGCCAAAAGCAGATCCCGCGCCCGCGCCAGAACCGGCATACCGCCCCGGACTGTCGGACGCGATCAAGCGGGCCTTGGCGGCCAAAAACCCGATCAAGCGCCTCGGTGATGTGTCCACCATGTACGGCATGAAATACCGCGAAGTGCTGGAAATGGCCGGGGTGCAAGCATGAGCCACGGCGAAACGACCAAAGCCGACTGGCAGAACATCGTCACCATACGGCCGGGACCCGTGCTGCACGTCTGGCGCAACGGGGCGGAGTTCTGCGCCGTGCCCCTGACGCACCGAGCCGCATTGAACATCATCGGCAGCCTGACTGCAGCCATGCAAGTGTCGGATGCGCCAAAGGTCAAGCCGCTTGAGTGGAAACAATACGAAGGGAACATCTTTTGCGCCAAAACGCCTTGGGGCTGTTATTTTGCGCAATGGGATGACGAGATTGGCGCGTTCTTTGCCAGCCTCGAACTTGGCGATCATGAAGATCCGATCATTATCCAGCCGCAAGACGTTGCGTCCATGTCGGAAGCCCAAGCTGCAGCCCAAGCCGACTATGAATCGCGCATCCTTTCAGCTTTGGTGCAACCATGACCCACAGCGCCCGCCAGAGCGCACAGGAGGGGCCACACAGCCCCGCGCCGATACATCCGGCCACCCAAGGGCAACTTGACGCTGTAGCGCCCGCGTTTTGGCCTGTTGTGGCGGAATTGGGTTATCGCGGCATCTTCGTGCAGTTGGGCGCAATACGCAGCCGCCAGACCTGCCCCGAGTGCAGCCCGACACGGCGCAAATCAACGCAGCGTTGCCTGCGTGTCGAACTAACCAGCCCGACAACGGCAAGGGTCAAATGCAAGCATTGTCCATATTGCGAAAGGATCACAGCATGAGCGAATGGCAACCAATCGAGACAGCACCAATCGTCGGGACGATCCTCCTCGCATCGTGGTCCGAGGCGCAATCGAGGTACATCATCCGCGCGGGGTTCTGGGAGGACTTCGACGGCGGCGCATGGTGGCCCTACACCATCACAAACCCAACGCACTGGATGCCAATTCCCGCACCGCCGGAAAAACCGATGAAGCCATGACGTTGCAAAAACGCGCAAACCTGATAAAGTGCGACCCAGCGACCGGGCCGCATTGCCCGCGATGAAAGTGATCAGCATGCCGGAAGACCAAAAATTTCCGAACTATAAAACCGTTCAGGTCTCAGCGCTGATCCCATATGCCCGCAACAGCCGGACGCACTCTCCGCAACAGGTAGACAAGATTGCCGCCAGCATCCGAGAATTCGGATTTCTGAACCCCATCATCGCGGATGGTGAGAACGGAATCATCGCAGGCCACGGACGCGTCATGGCAGCCCAAAAGCTGGGGCTTAAGGAACTTCCCGTCATCGAGGCTGCTCATCTCACCGAGGCCCAGCGCCGCGCCTATGTGCTGGCAGACAACCGCCTGGCCCTAGATGCTGGCTGGGACAACGACCTGCTTAAGATCGAATTGCAGGATCTGCAGGCCGAGGGCTTTGATCTGAGCCTGACGGGTTTTGATGTTGGCGAGATTGGCGACCTGTTGGCAGAGCCGACCGTCGGCCTGACCGACGAAGATGCCGTACCGGATGTGCCTGCGGTGCCCGTGACGGTCGAGGGGGACGTTTGGCTGCTGGGGCGACATCGGCTGATGTGCGGGGATAGCACCAGCATCGATGCGGTTGAGCGCTTGTTAGCTGGAGCCGCGATAGACCTTGTCCATACCGACCCGCCTTACGGGATAAATGAAAAGGGAATGCGCGCCGACCGTGGTGGTCTCACCACAAACTCAAAGCTACCTGACTTCAACGACACAAACACGGATGCAGCCCGAGACGCCTTTAACCTTTGCGAAGGTATGGGAATAAAGCGCCAGGTTTGGTGGGGCGCAAATTACTACGCGCACGCACTGCCAGAAACGGCAAATTGGTTCGTTTGGGACAAGCGCGTAGACGATAAGTACAAAGACACGCAATCCGACTGCGAACTGGCTTGGGTCAAGTCGAAGTGGTCAAGCGTTAGAATTTTTCGTCACGTTTGGAAAGGCATGATAAAAGACTCTGAAAAAGGGCAGAAGCGGGTTCATGCAACTCAAAAGCCTGTCGCGTTGGCTGAGTGGGTCTTTGATTACTACAGAGACGTTAAAACAGTGCTCGACCTGTTTGGCGGTAGCGGCAGCACGCTGATTGCGGCTGAGCGGTCTCAAAAGCAATCGTTCCTCATGGAGATGATGCCGCAGTATTGCGATGTCATCATCAAGCGATGGCAGGACTACACCGGCCAGGCAGCAACGCTTGAAGGATCGGGAGAGACGTTTAACGCGCTGGCAGCGAAGAGGATTGCAGCATGAGCCGCCGTCCGCACGCCCCCACAAAGGAAAGCCGTCAGATTGTGCAGTTGCACGCCACCATCGGCACGACGCAGGCTGTCATCGCCGATATCCTTGGCATCGATGGCAAGACCCTGACCAAATACTACCGCGAGGAACTGGACCAAGCCCTGGCCCGCGCCAACGCATCGGTTGGCGGTGCGCTGTTCAACAAGGCCAAGGGTGGCGACACAGCCGCCATGATCTTCTGGATGAAAACGCGCGCCGGATGGCGTGAGAAGCACGAGATTGAACACAGCGGCCCCGACGGCGGATCAATCCCAATCGAAATCAAGCGAACCATCATTGATCCGAAGGCATGAACTTAACCATCAACACGCCACGCTGGGCGCTTCCGATCCTGCAACGCGAGGGCGCCCGCTACATCGGAGCATTCGGAGGGCGTGGATCTGGGAAAAGTACGTTCTTCGCGGAATGGATCGTCGAACGTTGCGTGATGCGCAAGACCGATGTTGTCTGCGTGCGCGAGGTTCAGAAGTCGCTGAAGCAATCGGTCAAGAAGCTGATTGAAAACAAGATCGATGAGCTTGGCGTTGGTCATCTGTTCCAGGTGCAGCAGGCCGAGATCAAATGCCCTCACGGAGGCGTTATCATCTTTCAAGGCATGCAGAACCATACAGCCGACAGCGTGAAGTCGCTGGAAGGGTTCGAC